CTACTCTCGTTGCTTTTTCGTTGCTCCAACGTGTCAATGCGCGGAACGTGATCCGATCACCTATGTTTATTGTTTCGATCATTGTTATACCCTTCGGTTATCTATGTATCTAGAAAGTAAAAGAAAACCGGAGACTAATTGTGTTAGCTAGCCCCCGGTACACAGGAATCAAGATCCTTCGTAGAAATTCTTTACACCATCGACAATGACTTGATCGCCATCGTCATCGTTGCTGTAAAGTGTGATATCCAATTCTTGTATATTTCCGTCGCGATCTTTCGAGAAAATCAGTAAGTCACTGGTGTAGTAGCACTCACTAGGTAATCCTGTCCGTCCTTCATATTCTTTCTTTGCTGGAATTTTCTGGCTTACTGCTATTACATTGTGGATATTCATATTCATGTCATATTTCCCTGTGTTTATGTTTCTATTGGAATCAAATGATACGCCTATTTTTGGGAATTGCTGATGTATTTACGCAACAGTTGAGGCATTTATGCAACACCTGGAAAGTGTAAAGAATCTCGACACTGCAAAGCTTGAGGGTGTAAAGAAATCCGACACCTGGTAAAGTGTAAAGAAATCCGACAGTATGAAGATCAAGTGTAAAGAAATCCGACAGTTCCGGGATTCAGGGAACTACTGTGTATATGTACAGTGGTCGATTGTCGGGCTTGGTTCGGCATAATGCAGATCGAATTGCCATCTCAGGGCTGGACACCAAGACCGTACCAGCAAGAGGCTTATAGATACCTTCAGAATGTAGACGGTAAGGATGACCGAATACTCTATCTGATAGCTCACAGAAGATGGGGTAAAGATGATTTAGCCCTACACAGTACAGCGGTAAAGATGATGACCCGTGTTGGTACTTACTGGCATTGCTTACCCTTACAGACACAGGCTCGTCGCGCTATCTGGGAAGCTGTCAACCCACATACTGGAATGCGAAGGATAGACGAAGCCTTCCCTAAAGCCTTGCGAGAGGTCACTAGGGAGCAGGAAATGTTCATCCGTTTTATAAATGGCTCTACATGGACTCTAACTGCCTCCGATAGTTACGATTCCCTGGTAGGATCACCCCCTGTAGGGATTGTATTCTCTGAGTGGGCGTTGGCTAAACCACAGGTTTGGGCGTATATCAGGCCGATTTTAAGGGAAAATAACGGTTGGGCAGCATTTATAACGACTCCGCGAGGAAATAATCACGCAGCAAAAATGTATTACTCCTTCCAGGAGGACAAAACCGCTTTAGTTTTAAAACAAACGGCTGAAGATACTTCTGTTTTCACCGAAGAAGACCTAAAAGCGGAACATAAAGCCTATGTAGCAGAATATGGAACCTCAATCGGGGAGGCTTTATACGAACAGGAGTATTTATGCTCCTTTGACGCTTCAATAGTGGGTTCTATCTTCGGAAAAGACGTAAAAATAGCCGAAGAACAGGATCGCATTACTGACGTTCCATACGATCCTACTCAATTAGTTTACACATCATGGGATTTGGGTGAAGGAGATGCAACAAGTTGCTGGTTTTTCCAATTTGACGGAATAAAAGTTAATTATATTGATTATTACGAGGCAAACAGGGAAAAAACCTCTCATTATTTAGCTATGCTACAGGGTAGGGGTTATGATTATGATACCTGTCTTTTACCCCATGATGCAGAGCATAAACGGATGAATGCAGATCAAACAATAGCCGGTCAGTTCCGTTCTAACGGCTTCAGGGTGGATGTCGTACCCCAGACCCCTAAAAAGCTACAAATCGCCGCAGGGAGCAACAGGATCGCTGTAGCACACTTTGACAAGGAGAAGTGTGGGGCAGGGTTGGAAGGTTTGAAGAATTATCGCTGGAATTATAATAAAAGAATAGATGAAACCACCTCAACACCTGTTCATGACTGGGCATCACACCCCAGTGACGCATTTATGTACGGATGCCTATCCAAAGGAAGGAACATGGCTCCTCTGGAACCACTCAAATACCCGGAATTGGGAATAGTATGACATTAGAAGAACGAGTAAAGCATTTAGAAAAGGAATTTATCCGTATCACTCATCACCTGAATACGGTGACAGAGGCGGTCAATGAGAATACTGACTGGAGAAGGGAGATACTGGAAACAAGTATTGTGATGGACGAGGAAGAGATCACGTTCACCCCTGACAAAGCCTTGTTGCGTGACAAAGCGAAAGATCATTAGTTGTGGCGACTACTTTTACCGGCTCATTTAGTGTCACAATTTTCAACGCTCATTCGGATGAAGAAGTCCCTGATACGGGTACAGGTGTTGCCGATGGCGTAGCCCAGTTATATGGCGCTGAAGCCGGGGCAGCAGCGGCAGCGGTATCCGGCAGTGAGGTATCCAATCCTGCTGAGGTAGATTTAAGCGGGGCTTCGGCATCAGGAGCGGCGGGGGATTTAGTCCCACCAACGGAGTTCCCCTTACCACATAATGTATTCGGTGGTCACTTACAGGCCGCGAGTAACAGGTTTTTCGATACGTCCAGTCAATCGTATATGATGGCTAGGGTGATGCACTGGTGTTTCGTGCAGCACAGGAGCATGTTAACAGGCCGGACTGAGCAGATAGAAAAGTGGCTAGATCTTCGCCTCGATAATCCTTTATTTTCAGGGGCTTTTCACTTTAACCCGTTTTTGACAACAAGGGCTTATCGTGAAAAGACAGATGAGTTTCGGAAATATTTATACGATTTCCTCCAGACACAACACCGGCAACAGGCTCTTGCACATTACAATGCGGATAATTGGGAGACAGAGCTTAATAGCGCCAAAACCCCGGCCACAGGTTTTGCCCAGACTCAAGTCGCTATGAACCCCAACCATAGCGGGGATAATGATTCAGGGATGAGGGAGTGGATGTCAGACGCATGGACTGACTTCATTTGTGGAACTACGTTAAGCACCCTACCTATCACGGCGGGTGATGTGTCAGATTTCATGTATATTGGTACAGATAATACGTCTATTTCCAAGCTTGGCCCCAACGACGGCCTACAGAAGACTGACCAGACGGGGACGGTGAGTTCAATATCAAGCTATCGCAGTGGCACCAGTAATACACACGTTAAGACTTTGGTGTTAAGCCAAACTCCACCATCAGGCAGTGAAGAAGCACCCATTTTATTCTTCCCGGCCAGTGGATCGACCAAATTCATTGCTTATCGGATAGAAAGTTTTTCAGGATCGACGGTTACTTTAAAAAATCTGTCCAATAAGGCTACCAATGCGCAAACGGCTGTTCCTGCATCGGGTTGGCGATACGCCATTAACGACCCAGATGACGATACTCGCAGTGCTGATTGGGATAAAGACGGTGATGCAGAGGGTTCGCACGATGGATCGGCTATCTGGAGTCCCAAGATGATTGCTGTTCACGATCTTGTGAATACCAAAGTGCTTGCGGCAAAAAGCCATGAAACCATGAGGGGCTGGAACGGTATTGGGGCTGGGTTTGGATCGAAAAAGAATGGCTGGCGTGTCCCTCACGACCATAGTGAAAGCCAAGATATTTCCTTAATGGAGAATGCCAGCAAATCTCACTGGGATTGGAAAATAGATGATGATGACCATAGCTACAGAATTAGCGGTTATGACCCTGAAACCCACCAATTAGCCCTACATTGGGCCGGGACTTACATCAGAGATCCCAGTAATTTTGCCAAACAACACGCAAGGGGTGCTTTTGCCTCATTTTGTATTTGGGGTGCAGGAGAGACTAATCATACTTGGGAGTTACCGGCAACGAATGTCATTGATGCCCACGCAGCCCGTTATCATCTCGCTTGCACCATTCCGGTGCAAAATACCAATTTTTGTATACAGAATGGTGGTGGATCTTTAGCAACAGTATTCGCTATTACTGAGCAATTTCTTGATTTGGAGACAGGTGGGGTTGAACCGGAGGACTTTGGTACTTACAGGGAAGGTAGTGGGGAAACTTCAGATACCGAAAGACTATATCACGACTGGGAATGGCGTACCGAAGACGCTGGAGAAAGGATATTTATCTATCGTTGTGGTAATTTCCTCGTCTGTGTCAATATGGCTGATAAACCAAAGCGAGGTGGGTCAGGAAGGTCGAAGGTAGCTTATCCTTATGAGTACCGGCCTCCGGGGCATATTAGCCCATACGCAATAAGGGATGAAGGACAGGATGTTATTACACCTGATGACTGGGAGGCTCTATATACGAAAGGCACATTAAACGCGGGTGAGAAGTTGAGAAAGATTGATGCAACCACCTACGTCAATCAAAGGGCTACGGACTTTTTACAAAGCCAAGCTCCAGCTATATGGGGTGTGGACAATCCCAAAGGATCGTTTAATTACGGCCCGAAACAGGCTACCCCATTTGATGATATTGCTGATGTCGCTTTAAGTGATAACCAGCTATTCATGCACGACGATGATTGGAACGATGGGAGTAACGTCTCTACAGATGAGGATTTAGAGCTTCCCGTCTGGACGGCCTATTTTCTGGAAATCTATACAGATTAAAGTATGTGGGGCGTTTTATTGTTTGTTGCATTATTAGCTTCTTGTGAAACCTTTTCATCAAAGGGTCCTTCATTAGATGAACGGGCCATGATGTGCAAGCCCGTCCAAAGTGAGGAATGTGTTGCATTAAGAAAACGTGCTGATAGGCAAGCAGTGCTTCGTAACAGGCCGAAATGTCCATCGAATTATGTCTTGTATAGAGATTTTAAGGGCGAACGTTGTGTCTCTGAGCGCGAGATAAGTCGTATGCTGGAAGTTTACTAATAGTTCACTAATGGGCGAGGTCTAATAGCAAAAGCTAATGGCAGTTTCAAGAACAGAGGATTGGGCCACGATGACTTATGGGACTGAACCCCATAATGTCAGTTTTGCTATCGGAAACGGCAGCAACAGGATGATGTGCTGCATCGTCATGCGTGAGCGATATACCGATTTTGTGGTGAGTGAGTTTTCTATCGGTGGCAGGGATCACGACTATACCGCTTCGATCACGTTCGATACAGACGTAGATTTATCGATGAAAGCATTTTTCTGGGACGAGGAGTCAATAGAAAGTTTTACCTCTAGTATAACCACATACACTGACGATCTTGTTACCACAAAAATATCTTGGTCTGTAGCGACCTTCGCTGATGTCAGGCAAATAGAACCTACGGTAGCATCTGGCACATCAGCCAGCGCGACCTATCTGGATATTTCATCGACTAGCACCTCTAATGATATGTTGATCGGCGCATTGCTTGATAGCTCTAACAATAGAGCGCCATTTGATTACGATACATTAACCGAGAGGGCAGAACACTCAGTGGAACAAATGGCCTCTGGGATAGCAGATGGAAGTGGTGGGGATGGGACAACCAGATTGTCAAATGATGGCCTAGCCAGCAAAATGGTGGGTATGGTGATTAATTTACAGGGCTTTGCAACGTCTTTAACTGATTCGGCGGGTCGCGGTGTAATGCGTGGCGTGTCACGAGGAATAATGTAGTGGAAATAAATCGAACATATGGTATTGCGACAACAGTTTACTTTCCGTTAGTAGACTTTGGAGCGACAGATTTTGAGGCAACTCCGGTTACTTTTGCCACTGGAGATACCACTATTTCAAAGGATGGGGGGACATTTACAAACTCAACCAATAATCCCGCACACGAAGGAAAAGGCATTTATTCGTTAGCCCTCACGTTAGCAGAGATGCAAGCCGGAATCATCGCTATCGCCGTAGTAGACCAGACAGGAACTAAACTCTGGGAAGATCAGGCGATATTAATAAGCACAGGGCTTGGTGCATGGGTTGAGGGGAATCAATCTATCATTATCGGTGAGGTAGATACCGCGACCTTCACATCAACCACGACAGCGTTTGAGGCATTTAGATTAAGCCCTAATGATACAGAAATTGCGACGGCAGATTTTTACAACGGGAGGTTGATAACCTTCACTAGTGGTGCTTTGTTAGGCCAACAAACCTCTATTAACGACTACGTTCTAGCGAACTCAAAGGAGAAATTCACTGTAACGACTTTGACTTCAGCCCCGGCTGATGCCGTTCGATTTATAGTGACATAAGATTATGGCTGCAACTACCTGTTTAACAAATAATTTTCGTAAAGATATCTTGAATGGCGTGATTAATATGTCTTCGGACACCATTAAGATGGCGTTATATGCCTCACAATCCCATAACCAGAATACAACTGCATACACCACCACAGGTGAAGCGTCTGGAACGAATTACACCGCAAAGGGAAATACGTTAGCGGGTGCTTCCCAAGCTACTGATACCACTAATCATGTGAGTCATTACGATTTTAACGATACTTCATGGACTAGTGCTACGATTACGGCAGACAGTTGCCTGATTTATTCAGATACAGTCACTTCTCCCACGGCTGATGTTTCAATATATGTCGGGGACTTCGGAGGCTCCAAGAGCGCCAGTTCGGGGACATTTTCCGTGGTTTTTCCCGCAGCAGCCTATAACACTTCAATTATAAGAATTGCGTAGTTTAGGTAAATATACTTGCGGTACTCACCAGCCCGGATTTATCACAAGCCACTTACAGGGGAGGACGGTTGAGTCTTTGCTCATTGATGGTATCTGGTTGATTATCCGTTTTGTAGATGGGCATGAGGCAAGAATCGGCTGGCAGGACAAGTCAGGAAACCAATTATCTGGTGAACCCTTTCTAGAGAACATGGATGTCAAAATTGCCGTTATTGGCGCTAGTTTGACGGGCAAAACATAAGAGATAATAATGTCAGAGATTGGACATGCTTTCGTTAGTCAAACCGGACTCGTTACCAGCAACAGCACTAGTTGGTCAACACCTACAAATTTTGAAATCACTGGCGGCTCCCTGACCGGGAGTAAAAATTACGTCCTTATTGCTAATTGTCTGGTAGGAGGGAAATCTACCAGTAACAACGACTTCATGTTCCAGATGCTAGAAAATGGAGTGGGTCAACTAGGTGGTTCTCAGGCACGAATCGAGCCACGACGCAGCGCGGATAATTCCGGTCATCTTTATTTCTTTATGGATAAGGTGACTACCGCTGGTAGTGCCAACGATTACGAATTTCAGTTCAAGCGATACGGCGCGGGCGCTAGCAACGCCAAGATTAATGATTGCCAGTTGTTGATGCTGAATCTGGATGACCTTACGACTGACGATTGGGAGTTCGCCGAAGATAATACCAACCTCAACGCTCTGGATAATTCAGCGTGGACTGATGGTGCTTCTATCACGGCGGGAGATGGAGGAAACTGGCTTATAGCCTATTCCGCTCATGTAAACGTCGATGCAGTAGCTGGCTCAATTCGCATGGCGCTTAACGTAGATGGCAGTAATCTCGATCACATAGATCTGGAATCAGAAGACACTGACGAAGAGTATGTCATTGGCGGGTTTGCTTATTTGGATAGTTTGTCATCCAGCACGATAAAATTACAGTTCCAGACGGATAGCGGCACAGCAGGTGATCTTGATGTGGATCGTAATGCAATTTTTGCTTTAAGGCTTGCGGCCTTTGAAGATCATTTTGGTGAACGTGATACCACCGATGTACCCATTACCAGTGCAGGTACAACGACCGATGTTGGGGCTGTAACACACACCACCGATACGGCAGATACCAGAGATTGGTGCTTTTTAGGGTACACGCTCAGTGATACCGGGGATAATGGAAAGAGGATTCACCGGAGGTTGTATTCTGCGGCTACAGGGGCTATCACGGGAGATCTTACTGATCACATCATCATCTCAGGAACAACGGATAATGTTGCAATTCCTCTTATTGGTGAAGAGGCAGATATTGGCGATGCTACGTCTGTAGCATTGAAATACCAAGTTCAGGAAGAGAGCGATGTTTCGCCAAATCCTGTATTTATAGACACACACCTAATGGCTTTTACATACGAAATTGCATCAACAATTAAACGTGCAGGACAATTAGGATGTATGGGAGTAGGGAGATAATGGGAAGACCAACAAAAGCAAAAGCAGTCAGGAGGGAGGCTTTAAGAGAAGAATTAAAGGCAAGAGAGTATCTTCGTCAGTTAGATATAGTTGATGGAGAGTTATCCGATAGCTGGAATAGCCTGTCTTCCGAAAATATTGCTGCGCTACGATTAAAAGTCGATCTAAATTTAAAAAGGCTACAAAAGGTATTGCCTGATATTAAGAGTATAGAATACTCTGGTGATGAAGGTGAG